ATAAATTATGTCCAGATTAGTATGTGCATGACGGCGAAGCAATCGACTACACCCCGACGGCGGACGTCGCGGCCGGGGCGGTCGTGGTCCAGGGCGAGCTGGTCGGCGTGGCCAGGCAGCCCATCGCGGCGAACAAGCTCGGTGCGCTGGCGGTCGCAGGGGTCTTCGACTTCCCGAAGGCCACGGGTTCGGCCATCGCGGCCGGGGCGCTGTGCTACTGGGACGCGACCAACCAGCGGGCGACGACCAGTTCAAGCGGCAACAAGCTCATCGGCAAGTGCGTCAAGGCCGCGACCACCACCGACACGAGCGTTCTGGTTCGGATGAGCCAGTGAGATGGGTTGTTTGACTGTTCGGCTGTTCGACTGTCGGGCTCTTCGGGATCGGCGGCCAACAGCCCGAATGCCCACAGCCCAACAGTCTGCGAGCGACGAAGGAGCGAGCACGTGGGTGACCTGTTGAGGCAAGGAAGCCAATGGCTGGAGCAGATGCGCTCGGCGCACTGCTCCAGCCAGGTCACCTATCGCCGCGGCGGGACCGAGGCCGCCTTCAACGCCACGTTCGGGCGGACGCAGTACGAGGTCCAGGACGACTTCGGCCTCGTGGTCGCGGCGCACGTGACGGACTTCCTGGTGGCAGCGGCGGACTTCGCGCCGGTCTTCGGCGAGCCGCAGCCGGGCGACCAGGTCGTCGCCGACCTGCCTGACCGGCAGGCAGGCGGCGTGGTTCACGAGGTGATGAGCCTGGCAAGTGAGGGGCATTGGCGCTGGAGCGACCCGTACCGCACGACGATGCGGATTCACACGAAGGAAGTGGGCGCGGCCCCGTAGGGATGTGCCACATGAGCGAGTACGCAGGACAGTACGAGCGGGTGCCTGCCTGTCCGGCAGACAGGTGCAAGGGCGAGTTCGCCTCCATCCACGCGAAGCTCGACCGCTTGGACGAGGCGATTCGCGGCAACTCCAAGCCCGGCATTCAGCTTCGCCTGGACCGGCTGGAGGCGGCAGAGGCCGTGCGGTCGCGGCTCTTGTGGATCATCGCCGGGTCGGTCGTGTCCCTGGCCGTCGCGGCGGTCTGGAAGATCATCTTCGGAGCATGACGGCATGGCCAAGCGCTGGATCAACTCGGCGGATGTGCTGGTAGACGACCAGGGGCGGATCGGGATCATCTTCCCCTCCGAACTGGTCGCCGGCAATCGCCTGAAGGTGGACGCCGTAGTGACGGCCGAACTCGACGCCGCGGCCATCACCGGCTCGCCCCCATACACGCTCGCGGACCTGTACGACCGGCTGGAGTACGGTTTGTTCGACTACGGCTACCCGTTCTTCCAGGAGTTGCGGGGCGATCTGGACTACTACCTCTACAACAGCGGGTGGGGGTCCGAGCCGTGGCTGGCCACGGTGGACCGCTCCATCAACGACGGCTTCTACTACAACCTCTACGACCAGAACTCCTACCAGCCGTGGCTCCAGACGATTCACTACGACTTCGATTCGTACTTGTACGATTGGGGGAACTACCGCCCCTGGCTGGAAACGCTCCGCGATGAGGTGTCGGCGCTTCGGGCCGTGCTCGAAGACGTGTACGACGCCGCGCAGCACGCCCTGAGGACCGTGTAACGAAAGGACTGACATGAAACCCACTCTCAAAGTCGCCAACGTGGACGGCAAGAAGGCCCTGCTGGTCAACGGCCGCACCGTGATGACAAAGAAGCAGGTCACGGACCAGATCGCCGCGTTGACCGACCGCGCCACCAAGCGCCTGCCGGCCGCTCGCGCTTCGCTCAATGCGCAGGACCTTCTGGCCGCTGCGCAAGCGAGCATCGACCGCCAGATCGCCGAGGCGACGGAAGCGAAGACCGCGCTCGAAGCCCTGCTGCCGCAACTGGACTGAGCCATGGCACTGATTCCCGACATCGCGGAAGTGGTGGTGACGGCACTGAACGGCCACACGTTCAGCCAGCCGTTCACGGCGGCGCGGGCGTACAGGCCCGTCTTCGACCTCAAGGACATGACGGACCTTCACGTGACGGTCGTGCCCAAGGGCGTGGAACTGACCACCGCGGGGCGCGGCCTCGCGCAGAGCGACGTGCAGATCGACATCGGCGTCCAGAAGAAGCTCGCCGCAAGCGACAACGCGGAGATCGACGCGCTCGTGGGCCTGGTGCAGGAGATCGCGGAGTTCATCCGCGCCACCAGGCGCTTCGGCGAAGCGGCGTGGGTGAAGATCGAGAACACGCCCATCTACTCCCAGGAGCACCTGGGCGAGCTTCGGCAGTTCACCAGCGTCCTGACACTGACCTTGAGGGTGATGACGTCATGATCGGGATGGTGACCAAGCAGATGTTCTTCGACACGAAGGCGGTCACGAGCCGGGTGGACAAGGCCGCGCGGAAGGTGCTGTCGAAGTTCGGGGCGTTCGTGAGGACGGGCGCGAAGCACAGCATCCGCAAGCGCAAGGCCGTGAGCGAACCGGGCAGCCCGCCTTCGAGCCACGTGGGCCTGCTGCGGAAGCTCATCTACTTCGGCTACGACCCGTCGCGCAGGAGCGTGGTCATCGGCCCCACGCCGCTGCACGGCACGGCCGAGGCCCCGCCGCTCCTGGAATACGGCGGCAAGGCTCGGAGGCGGGGGCGCAAGGGCAGGCTGGTCACGGCGACGTACAAGGCCAGGCCGTTCATGGGACCGGCCTTTGAGCGCGAGAAGCCGAAGCTCCCGGCGATGTGGGCGAACAGTGTGAAGCAATAGGAGGCGACGAACATGGCGACGTTCATTCTGGGCAAGGACGCGAAACTCTATCACGGCCCCGCGGGCAGCACGCCCTCGACCGAGATGTCCAACGTGCGGGACGTGACGCTGACCCTTGAGGCGGGCGAGGCGGACGTGACCACCCGCGCCAACTCCGGCTGGCGGGCGACCGCTCCGACACTGCGCGAGTGCACCTGCGAGTTCGAGATGGTGTGGGACCCGGCCGACGCGGGGTTCACCGCCATCAAGAACGCCTTTCTCGCCTCGGGGCTCATCGCGCTGAAGATTCTGGACAAGGCCGGCGGCCAAGGGCCTGACGGCGACTTTGCGATCACGTCGTTTTCCCGCAACGAGGCGTTGGAGGAGGCCATCACCGTCAGCGTGACGGCGAAGCTTTCTGTCTTCCGAAGCTGGGTCGAAGGGAGCTGAGACACATGAAGACCTTCAGGGATAGCGCCGGGCGGACCTGGACTATCGCGCTCACCATCGACGCGGCCAAGCGGGTGAAGTCCCTCTTGGACGTGAACCTGCTGGAACTGGACCTGCCTGCCGGCAAGGCAGGGGCCGGCGACCCGCCGCTTCTGACGCGCCTAGGCACGGACGTGATCCTCCTGTGCGACGTAATCTTCGCCTTGGTCAAGCCCCAGGCGGACGCCGCCGGCGTGAGCGACCAGGAGTTCGCCGCGGCCCTCGGTGGCGACGTGGTCCTGGCGGCGCAGACGGCCTTCTATGAGGAACTCGTCGATTTTTTCCGCAAGTTGGGCCGGGGCGACCTGGCCAAGGCCGTGGACGCCCAGCGGCGGATGATCGACCTGGCGGTCGCGCGGATCGAGACGCGGCTGGACAAGCTGGACCTGGAGGCGGCGGTCGAGTCGACCCTTGGCGAACCGTCTACGAGCTCGCCGCCGTCGTCGGAATCGACCCCGGCCCGCTGACGCTGCGGGAACTCTTGTGGATAGCCGAGGCCCGCGGCCGGGACAACTGGGCGCACACGTCGGCGATCCTCGCGCTGGTGGCCAACGTGAACCGCGACCCGAAGAAGACGCGGGCCTACAAGCCGAGCGACTTCGACCCGTACTCGACCAGGGAGAAGCGTGATGAGGCGATTGAGGTGCGGGACTTAGCGGTCCTGAAGGACGCCTTCCTGCCTGCATCCGCAGGACAGGCAGGCACCAGACCCAAGGAAGGAAGGTGACACGATGAAGAAGGTTGCGGTTTGTGTCGGGCTGCTGGTCGTGCTGTGCCTGACCGGCTGCGGGAACGTGTACCTGTGGGGCGAGGCGCTGACGGCCGCGGAGACCAGCACGATGGACGCCTACCAAGCCGTCGAGCGGGCCGGGCCCGAGCGCGAGCCGGACTGCCCGGCGTGGCTGCGGGCGTACCTCCAGGAGAACTTCAAGCAGTGGCGGTTCTTCGTGCGAGCGGCTCGCAAGGATGAGGCCTGGGGACCGAGGCTGACCGGCGAAGGCGCTGCCGACCCGCCCGCCTCGGCGGGCTGTGCGGCCTGCGGCGGAGGAAACCAGCCATGAGCGAGATGAACGAGCGCATCCAGCAACTTCTGGCCAGGGTGCCCGAGGAGCAGCGGCAGGCGGCCGCAGCGCTTCTGGCCGAGTACGGGCCGAGGCTCTTCGACCTCGCGCAGGAAGACGCCTGGCAGTACCTGCGCCGCCTGATGGCGGGCGACCTGGACGTGGTGGCCGAACTCGACGGCAAGCTGTCGAACGACGAGTTCATCGCCAAGGTCAAGTCCAACACGGCCCGCTGGGAATCGGTCGCCCGCTACAACAAGGTCCGCGAAGACCTCAAGAACGAACTTCTGCTTCGGATCGCGCCGGTCGTCGCCTCGATCCTCGCGGCGCTGGTGGGCCTTTGACAAACGCGACAAGGAGGTCGGCATGAACAAGGTCAGGGAATTCCTCAGGGGCAAGAAGGCGTACATGACCGCCGCCATCGGCCTGGCCGGCGCGGTGATCGCCTGGGCCGACGGGCAGATCGACACGGTGGCCCTGCTGGCCGCCGTGTGGGCCGCGGCGCAGGCCGTCTGTGAACGTCGGTTGAAAAGCGCGGCAGGTGGCGGGCGGTCAGGGACGGGGCGGAGCAAAAGTGCGGCGCCCTTTGGACTGTCCGAGCTGCAGACGGGACAATAGGGGCTCTTGATGGATGCC